AAACCATTCTTTTTTTTTATTTTCATTATTTACAATAGGCCACCTACTAGTTATATACTGACTTTGTTTTAATTTACTATTTTCAGTCCATTTTGAATTGTTTGAACATAAATTAGGAAAAGAAAAATTACTATTTACTGTATAATTATACATTTCCCAACATTGATTATTAAACATATAACTTCTGAAAATATCTCCTTCGCTTATTGAATCAGCTATTTCACAAACATCTTCGAAATTATAAAATTTTGGATAATTTTCTTGTAATGAAAAAGTTAGTAAAAGAGTATCTGACTCACATTGTTTATAAATATCATCGTTTGTTAGTTTACAATTTTTATTGAAAATATTATGAATTACTTCTTTTGTTTCAAAAAAATTATCTCTTTCCATAAAAGCTATTATTTTTTTAGTCTCTTTAATTTTGATTTTAGCCCCACCATTAACCTCAGACATTTTCATAATATTCAAAAAATATCTTACATCTCCTTTACATTTTTTAATAATATATTCAATACTCTTTTTTGTTATCTTAATATTTTCATTTTTTATAATTCTTTTACTTAATTCTTTTAATTCATTTGGCCAAGGATTTCTATAACGAATACAATGAGAATATTTTTTAAAAACATTTTTACTATTAATTGTTTTTTGATTTGAAATTAAAATTATAGGAAGTCTTTTACAATTCATTATTTTTTTTAAATTCTTATCACTTTCTCCTAAAACTTTCTCAGCACAATCTATAACAATTCCTTTTTTTTTACTTGTTTCAAATAATTTATTAATACCATTATTTTGAGAAATTTTTTCTATTTGTGTTACTATTTTTTTTTTATCTAAATTACAAGTTTCATTATATTCTACTATTTCATAACCAAAAGATTTAAATATTAATTTAACAGATATCGTTTTTCCAACACCATGCTCTCCAAATATATAACAAAAAGGAGGAACTTCTTCACCTTCTATAATAGACCTGAACCATTTTTTTAAAGATATTATACTAGTACTATTTCCAACTATTTCAAGTAAATTTTTAGGTTCATTTCTTTCAAAAAAATTTGACACATATTCTTCTTTTTTTACTTCAACTTTTTTAATGGTTATAAAATCTGCAAAAGGATTTAAATTTTTTCTTTGTACTAATTCTACCTTCTTCTTCTTTCTCTTTCTTACCATACTCGTAAATATACATTATTTTTTATATAAACTAATTACAATGAGTAAAGGAGAAACCATAGAAGAAAAAGGTAAAAATGAAATGAAAAACTTTGTAAACAGTCTTTTAGGAGGGTATACTCATCCTATGAAACTATTTTTAATATATTTAGCAGTAGTCTTACTACTAAGTGTGTTAGTTAATATGGGTAATTGTTATTTACTGTACAACCTTAGTAACAAAATTAATTAATACTTTTCCAGGTTTACTAACATTTAGTATGCCAAGAAAATTATTGTTTTTTAATAATCTTTAATTTTATTAACTATGACTTTAGGTAACACTGGGAAATCTATTTTCACAATTTTATAAATTTCATCTACAAATATCCTATGATAAATGTTCCCTCGTCTATTATCAAAAGCTACCACAAAGATATACGCTCTTTCACCTGGTTGTGCATTATTGTCATAATTAAGATGATAATTAGGTCCTTGGTAATGCATTATTTTACCTTTAATTTCTGTACCATTCCTTTTTTTTATGATATAATCACTACTTAGTTGAATGTTTCTAAGGTTAACAGGTACCATTCTAATAGTTCCAAATCCTGATTCAACACTCTGTCTTTCATCTAAACGATCTTTTAAAACATTTTTATTATTACTATTCAACATTTCCTTCCTTATTTTATTTAAAAATTCTTTAATGCTATTGAAACCTATTAGTTTACAATGTTTCATTACAAATTCCAAATAATTTTTATAACATTTAAAATCTTGAATATCATGAATAATCTCCGGTTGGGTTATTTCTGATCTTTTCAATTTATCTTCTATTTTTTTTCTTTTTATACTCATTTTTTGTTCAAAATTTTGAATATCTTTTATAAACTCTTTTTGTTCTGAGGTAGGATTTATAAAATAGGTCTTGTCTTTTTTGTCTAAAAGAATCAGTCCTTTTTGATTTTGTAATTTAGCGAATTGTTCTATAATAAATTTTTGAGAAACAAATTTTTTATTAAAGTAGTCTTTTAAAGTTTTATTTTTAATGTCTTCAAGTTTTATTTTACGATTTAGTACTTTTATATATAATCTTTTTACATATATTTCAGAACCAATGCCCCCTGCAATAACTATTCCACTTAATCCCATTGTAATGCCATACTTTTTTATTTTATCCTTTAAAGATTTTTTCTTTTTCTTTTTATTATTATTTTTACCATATTTACTACCTCTAGATAATTTCTTCTTACTAGTTTTACGTTTACACTGTGCTTTAAGGACTTTTATGGATTTATACACCCTCTTTTTACCACGTTTGACAGTTAAACGCACTTTTAAACGTTTACACAACCTTTTTAATACTTTTCCGGGTTTACTCATTACTAGTATACCAAGAAAATTATTTTCTTCTTTTCTTTCTTTTAACCTTTTTACGTTTTCTTTTAACTTTTCTTTTTCTTTTAACCTTTTTACGTTTTCTTTTAACCTTTTTACGTTTTCTTTTTTTACCGAAATCTTTTTTTTCTTTTCTTAAAAATTTGGCGGTGAATAAAAATTGTTTAGGTTTAGACTTTAAATTATTCCATGAACTAGGTATATTTTGTATGTAATTTTTTTCAATATGATTTATAATTTCATCTATAGCCTTTCCAATAGGATAGAAATCAGCATGACCGTCTCTATGAATTCCTATTGGTTTTTTGTCTTTCGCAAACTCTTCATGTGTCATCGCTAATTCTTTATAACTATTATATATTTTGGTAGGACCAAAAACAAATTCTAAAACTCTTAATAATTTTTGTTTTTTTTGTATTGAAGAATAAAATGGATTTTTAAATTTTATTTTAAATTTATATATAATAAAATCTATAGTCCTGGAACTAAATTCATCATATAAACTAAATAAAATATATTTTAAATATTGTATGTTTTTCTTTTGAAGTTCCAAATTTTGTCGGGGTCGACCGGGTGAGTAATATTTTTCTTTAAGATGGTTTATAACATATTCTACATCATTACAAAAAGATTGATTATCTTCATGTAAGATAATATATTTATAGTCCGACGTTCTTTTATTAAAATCTTTAAATGCTTGTTGTAATTGTTCACAATTACGAAATGATTTTTCATCCATTTTACCATTTTTCAATTTTTTACAAAAAATTGAAATTAAAATTGTTTGTAATATATTTGGATCATTTGTATTTATTTTAAATTTATTTCTAATAACAGCCAAAGTTCTCATATCAAACTCGTGATATAGATTATTAAAGTGGTAGGCTAGGTCCGTAATATTAAAAGTTTTTCCTTTTTCTAACGAACCAGTAAACATTCCAGTACCTATCCGTACGAAAAAACCACGATCCTCCATTTTTTTCCACCCCATTCTCTTTCTAGTTTCTTCTCTTTCTTCATCTGTTACTTTCTCTCTCCTCTCTTTATCTGCTTTTCGTATATTTTCATACTTTCGAGCAAGTTCTCTTTGTCTAGGATCTTGTATTTTAGCTATCCACTCATCATCACTATCAGAATCAGCATCATCCACTACCATTGCAGATCCGAACTTTCTCCTTCTCTTTCTTTTAACTTTCTTTCTTTTGACTTTCTTCTTTTTCTTCTTTCTTTTACACTGTTCCTTTAAAACTTTAATACTTTTGTACACTCTTTTTTTACCACGTTTGACAGTTAAACGCACTCCTAACTTTTTACACAACCCTTTCAATACTTTTCCAGGTTTACTCATTAATAGTATACCAAGAAAATTATTTTTTTCTTTTAAAATGTAATTTAATTAAATGATCTATATAACCTGTCAGAGGTTTGCAAACAATCAAATACAGCATTGAACAAAGGTCTAAATAGAGTATGATTTTCGATATTATTTATCTTAGGGACATCTGGTTGACTAGGATGTTTTCTTATTATAAGATTATTATTATTGTCAGTACCAACTTGCAACTCGTAGTATGGATTATTAATAATAGGACCAAAAAGCTGAGTAGTACCATTGAAAACATGTTCAAATGATTTATATGCATCTGTGTTTCCATGTCCATATGAAAGATGTACTCTATGTCTCATATGAGACAAAGGGTTTAGAGGATCTTGTTGGGTTCTATGGAATGATAAATGCATTTTTGTCATATATTGGTTACTTGTAGAAATTATTGCAAAATGAAAATAACAACCATTATTTGTACAATTCAAAAATTTTTTAAAAGGTATACCATTCTTATTTGTATCAACTAAAGTAATCCAAATATATATATTTAGATTTGGATCACGAATCTCAAATACATTCGGGTCTGTCGTTCCGTTGATTTGCGGTGTTGTTTCTAATGCTCCTTTTGCAAGAGGTAATGCTCTGATCGTGGCAGGGCGGGGTATTGTTAATGCATTGTTCATATCAACTGTATTTATTCCACCAGCGTATGATTGTGCTCTTGCTACTGCTGGAGCACCCACTGCCATTGCAGAACCAAACTTTCTCCTTCTCTTTCTTTTAACTTTCTTCTTTTTTCTTTTGACTTTCTTCTTTTTTCTTTTAACTTTCTTTCTTTTAACTTTCTTTTTCTTCTTACGTTTACACTGTGCCTTTAAAATTTTAATGGATTTGTACACCCTCTTTTTACCCCTTTTAACTGTTAAACGCACTCCCAACTTTTTACACAAAGATTTTAATACTTTTCCGGGTTTACTCATTATACTAGTATACCAAGAAAATTATTTTTTAATTAAAAATTTGTTAATCTTTTTTTGACCTTTCACTTCTTTTTTCTTATCATTGACAAAATCATAACCTTTACTCTTGTACCACTTTCTTCTCTTGTAGTATTGAGCTTTAAAAATACCGTTGTTGTCTACTACATCTATGACCAAAGGTCCATTTTCGTTCTTTCTCCTCAAAATCCTTCCAGTAGCTTGAACTACATCACTCTTAGGAGTCGCGAAAATACAAGAATCTAAAGCAGGACAATCAAACGCATCTGTACACATACTATAAGTTGCAAAGATTACTTGTTGGCGCTTAGCTTCCTCTTTCTCCTCTTTCTTCATCTTACCAGCAAAAGTAGCACCTTTGAATTTTGAAACTGAGTGTAACATTTTCTTGAGTCTGAAACAAAGATTAACCCTGTGACAGAATACAATAGTCTTTCTATTTTCTTCGCAAAGTTTAACGAGACGTCTAATAATTTTTGAATTTCTTTCATCATCTTCTGTTAATGAACTAATAAGTTTTTGAATACTAGTTCTTCCTCTGAAATCTACTTCTTCTGTAAAAGTTTGTTTAGTAAACAAAAATTCAATTTTTGGATCTATTATTGTACTACTCATCCTGTGTATTATAGGACCTAAATGATAAATCAATAACTTAGTCAACCCATCTTTTCTGTCTGGAGTAGCAGAAAGGCCTAATTTGTACCTAGGTTGAATTTTAAAAAGAGCTTTACTAAAAGTTTTACTACACACATAATGACATTCATCAAT